GACAAACTATCATAAAGTTTACGCATGATCGATGCAGGATCAGCATCAAGATTTTGAGTTACCCATTTCTTAACATCATTAAACTTCTTGTTCTTAAGTGCCGATACAAGTGTATCTACATTGGCATCACCTAGCGCCGCCAGAATACCAGTGTCGATAGACCCTGTGCTGGCATATCGCTGCAGTTCGTTAAGGGTTCGTCGGAAGTCTGGAAAGTATTTTTGGACGACTTCTGCCAAAACTCTAGGAGCGAAGGTGACCTCCTCGCGCCTGAGGATATCCTGACACCTTGTAAAAAACGCACCAGCAAGTTCTTGCTTTGTCTGTCCTCGGACATTAAACTCTACTACCGTCGTTCTACTATGTAGAGGTTCGATAATCTTATTCTTGAAGTTACAAGTGAATATGAACCTACAGTTTTTTTGGAACTCTTCGATACTTGCACGAAGGAGAAGTTGGACATCTGGGGTTGTGTTATCTGCCTCATCAATGATAAGAACTTTGTGACGAGCAGAAGCAGTGAGAGACACAGTAGCGGCAAAGTTCTTTGCTTGATTGCGTACAGTGTCCAGGAATCTACCTTCATCCGACCCATTAATAACATAGTAGTCTGCACCAAGTTCTCTACATAGTGCTTTAGCAATAGTTGTCTTACCAACACCAGCAGTTCCAGACAAGAGAAGATTAGGAATCTCGCCCTGATCAATGAAACTCTGGAAGGTTTGCTTCACATTAGCAGGAAGAATACACTCCTCAACAGTCTGAGGACGATACTTCTCTACCCATAAAAAATCATTCATCAGTTGTTAGGTTCGAGAGCAATAAAGTATTTGATACCGTCACCTCGGAATTCGGCAACGTTTTGCTTACTGATCATAACATGATAAGAACCAGGAAGTAGTTTCAAGTTCTCAACTTTAAAGCAGAAACAGAACTCTTCATCTCCAATCACAGCATCAGGAAGATCAACAGAGTAACTATTGGAAGTGTCATTCTTCTTGTCTGTTACCATAATCTGCACAGCACCTTCATGACCAAAGAGACATAGATCAGGCAACTGATAAACAGCAGCAGCGCGTTGCAATTGCTGTAAAATATCTGCACCCAGTGCAAAGTCACAATCAATAGAGGGAAGTGAAATCGCTTTCTCTGGTGGTTGAGTAATGATATCAGGATCGGCGTAGAAGAATCGTGTCTTTGATCTCCCGATTTGATCACTCACAGTGACATAATTAGACTGAGTAGTATCAATCCTTGGTGAATCAAAGAGAGACAGACCACCTAAGAATACACCCAGATCGTAAATAGAAATTTGAGAATCAAATGATTCTTCAACATCAGCAATAGCAAGAATGTTCTTGTTGATTCTCAACGTTGCAACTTGATTGCCAGGTTTGATGACAATAGACTTGTTAATGGAACAGAAGTTCTTAAGGACTTCAATTGTTGGACGTGAAATTACTGTCATTGAGGATAGGATTCGGTGACTTTGGTTTTATCGGAAAAGTGGAGTAGGAGCAATCCGTAGTGTAAGATCTTAATGATATCACGACGAGCAGTACCCTTGCGATCATAACGAGAAGCATACTTTAGAATGTTACTTCTACAGAATGCTTCAGCATCACCACAGGACTCAATCAAATCTAACGTTTGAATCTCATCGTTGCCAGCAGAATAGTGCTGACCGTAAGTTCCAGAAATGTAATCGCGCAACTCCTTGAGAAGCGCATCTTCATTGTACTTCATAATCAAATGGTTTCTTCCTCTTCATTGTACTCTGAATCTTCTCCAGCGTCAACCTTGGTATAGAGATCTAGGAAAGATTGTTTTGTATCGTCATCAAAACGATTGATACACATGTTGACAGCAGCAAGACGATCATCAAAGATCTCCATTGCCTGTGCAATATGAACCAAACGACGAGTTGTAATCACTTCATCAACACCACCGTCAAAGAAAGTCTTACGAATCACACCTGCCCACTTCACAAGATTCTCTGCAAAGAGAGTATCACAACCCATATTTCGTAGAATCTTTTCTTCTACCGATGCAGTTGGATAATCTTGCTCAAAGGTAATTGGGAAACGTTCGAGGAATGCTTCATTGAGAATATTGGTTCCAACAAAACGACCGTCATCGCTGCCTTTACCTTTAGTATTTGCAGTTGCAATAACATTAAATCCTTCCTTAGGAGTTACATATTTACCAATTTTTTTCAAGAACACACCCTTACCTTCAAGGATGGATTGGAGACAAAGGATTTTGTTAGAAGCAAGATCAACTTCATCGAGTAGCAAGACTGCCCCCCTTTCAAGTGCTTCCACAACAGGTCCGTTATGCCATACAGTTGACCCATCCACAAGACGGAAACCACCAATAAGATCGTCCTCGTCAGTTTCAATAGTAATGTTGACCCGAATCAACTCTCGTTTTGTTGCAGCACAAGCTTGCTCAACTGACATGGTTTTACCATTGCCAGAAAGACCTGTAATGAAGATAGGATAAAACTTACGGGACTGAATAACCTTGCGAACAGATGTGAAATTACCAAACTGGACATAGGAATCATTTTTTTCAGGAATATAATTTACGGCAGAGACTGCTGAGGGTGCTTCATATACCCTCTCAATTTCTTGAGTAGTCAAATTCCACTTACCTCTACCAGATTTATAAGAGTCAAGACGTTTGCAAGCAGTAGCATATGATACTCCCACCATATTTGCCACGACCCGTACCTGTTTGGCACATACTTCAGTACCAAAATTTCCAGTGAGAATGGAAATCATTTTGTCAGTAGTGACTTCAGACTTGCGGGACATTGCTCTCCTTTGTTTACTTTGTAATTATAGCAGGTCTTGGGTTGGTTTGGGTCAAACCCAGGACGGTTTACGATGTGGCACACGCAGATAGTTGGATGCCACCCATGGTTTAGATGCAACATACATCTTGTAAGCAGTGAAGATATCAATACTGGTATCATACTTATACTCGTCAGGTCCTGCAAAGACAAAAGGAGTGTGATTATCCCACTTCACATACGGAATGATTTCGTCAGCAGCAAGGAGAGTCTTAAAGCAAGTATGGATTTTACCGTACCGAGTAAAGTACTCTTCACATAATGCCATACCGTGCTCAAGCAACCATCGAGAGTTTGCTACAGTCTCGTTTGCCCACTTGGTGCAGGGGTGATTACGAAACGCTCCCTTCTCTGTAGCATAGGGTGTACCGTCTGCCTTAGGCAAAGTACCATAACCATGCCCCCACTTGTCTGAGGCGACTATAGCGAGCATCTGGCAGGTCTCCAGGGGCATCTTGACGATGTGCTTGTCAGGTAGAACCTCAGCAGACTGCCAAGGCGATTCATCAGTGACAAAGATGTTCATTCAAATACTGCCGTTACTCCCATGATAGTTGCTCCAGGGTTTCGTGCCAAGGCAACTTTCTTAGCATCTTCATAGTCTGTAGCAATAACAATTTCGTCAAAAACTGTTCCTGCCTTGAATAGTTGTACTTTACACTTCATGCGATTTGCTCAATAAATGCGTTAAGGATGGTCTTGTTTGTCATTTTAGAACCCATGTGCTTTTTAAAGGCACGAGCAAGTTCTGCTTTAGTTGCAACTTCAGACTTTTGTTTTACCTCAAGATCTAAAGTTCCTAGTCCAGTATTTTTATCGGGCATAAAGAATGCCTCAGTAAACCCTGCACTTTCTTTAATGGAAGCAAAGCGTTCCTTTCTCCACTGTTTATCAATTACATCAATTTTATCATATGCGATTTCTCTAATCAGTTTAGATAAATCACCTTTACTACAAAGACGAATACCAACCCAATTGTAATCAGTAATCTCACGATAGAATGATACTATCTCTTTTGTAGTTTCATATGGATGACTTGAAATTTTACGGGTATATCCAGTTTCAGGATCGCGAAGAAAAAATACTTTACCCCGAGTGTGACAAAGATATTGATAACGATATTCTCCAGCACGATAGTAATGATCGTCAGCGAACTTATGAATATAACTCATAGGATTTGCCTCACCATCAGTCAAGCAAATAACATTTACTTTACTAACTCTTTCAATTCTTTTAAGATTAGAAACAATTTTACGAGTGCAATATATTGCTTCAGCAAGAGGAGTTCCACCAAGAGTATACTCTGGCAAATAATTTAGACGCCATCCATTCATAGCAAACACCTGAGTGTATACTAGTTGCATGGACTTCTCAAGAGACTGTCTATTTTGACGAGAGGAAAAGAATTCGAGAAGACGAAAATCTGAATTAATTCCCAATTCGTTTTCATTCTGCAGGATCTTAAGATCATCATACTGAGTGGAATATCCATGTCCAGATTGGAAAGCATATACGCGAAATGGAATTCCAGATTTTTTACAGAACCAGATGAGGTTGTAAGTTTGTTTCAGGGTATCAAGCAACTGATTGCCCATAGAACCAGACCAATCAAGATACATTATAAGACCATGATTCTTACCTTCAGGAACTACAGTGACTCTTTTAAAGATGTCATCATTGTATTTGTAAGTGTGTAGTTTGTTAGTATCAAGAACACCTGTTTTAGAAGTTGCTGAACGACGGTACTCTTCAGCAGATTTTTTCATGTCAAACTGCTTGCACAAATAATTGACAGTCTTCTGTGTATCCTTTTTAAATGAATTGTAATTATCAACGGCATACTGAACATGCTCTCCCCAAGTGCGTTCGGGATCATAAAAATGTCCTTGGAGTTTTTCTTGAATTGTTTTAAAGGGAACAATTAAATCTTCAACTTTAGGATCGGGGATTGAAAGATATACCCATTCCTTAGCATTATCATCTATGAGAGTCTCAAGTGCTTCTGCAAGTGCATCATTAGTTACAGATTTAGTTTCATCAATATCACCACCATAAGAAGGTGTATCTAAATCTGTGTCACCCTGACTATCTTCTCTCCATTCACTCTCACGCCTTGCTGCTTCTTCAAGCATCTCTTCGTGAGTCATCTCCTCATAGTCATCACTATCAACAGGGTTTACTTCTTCCTCACGATCTGCTTGTGCTTGACCATCTTCTGTTGATGGCATCAACATCTCTTCTTTATGATCCTGTTTTTCAGAACAATATTCATACAATTCTTTAGAAAGATTAACTACATCTTTGAAAGTTTTGGTTTTATTTGCACGTTCAACCCACAATTTTTCATCATCAGAGAATGGAATACTGGGATTACCTTTGAAATACAGATTGATACGATCAATTAAAGACAGATTATTAGGATCTTCATGTTTTACACCAAAGAAATCATCATTCCACAACTCTTTATATCCCTCAAAAAAAGATCTGCGAAGACCAGGATAGGTCACTTTCATCATACGTTCGATACGAGCGTCCTCTAAGACGTTCACGAATGCCTTTGAGGCACCACTATAATCTTCATTAGGAGTATATAGAGCGTGTCCCACCTCATGACCCACCAGAAGATCATAGACAGTATTAGAAGCAGTCTTCCAGATAGGGAGGATCAGCAGACGCTTATCAACATCAAAGCAGGCAGTGCTCACCTTACGATGCTCTACAGTCAGGTTCTCTGTAGCAAGCAGTTTAGCAAGAGTGCCTTTGACTTCCTGAGTGTTCATCCGTCTCTCTTGGTTACCTTGTAATTATAGCACTGTCGTCAAGGTGTGGGGACACTACTGTGCCACTTTAGTTACTGTCCTAATGCAAGCATTCCTTCATTATTCATAAAATGTAAGGTTTCTTTAAGAGTGCCGCGATGCTTCATCCCCAAAGCAATCATGGGATACTGCGCTTCAGATCCAAATTCATCCCTAAACTGATTTTCTGTAAAATCTTTATCAAGTTTATAAACAATTATACCGTCTAAATGAACAGCATCCATTAAAGCAGATGCTCGCTCACATTCTTGATTA